AGTAGCATGCTATTTTACCACATTTAGATGTACATAGACCATCTTTTCCATTTTTTCCATGTTTTCCACGTGTTCCTTTAGGTCCGAGTTTGCCTGTTTTACCAAGTAAAGAGTAATAAATATATAGGCAAAAACAAATGTTAACTATTATAGCTCCTATTGCTAGAATAGCGAATGTGTTGTTTAATTTATCAACAAATTGTTCGGAACCTATAAGAATTTTAAATGAAGCGAATACTATTCCACTTAAAAATAAAAAAAATAAAATTATTAGGTTAAGATTCATTAATATTATAAAATAAATTTATTGTATAGTTTCATCGATGTGAGTTATAAATTCACTTTTGGTCATTTTTCCACTTTCGCATACTGGTATTAGAACATCAATAAATGTGTTAATTTTTCTAAGTATCTTTTTCTGATCTGATGATAACATATTCCCATTTTTAATATCATCTTTAATCTTTTTATAAACTGTAATACGAGAAGATATTTCCTTTTCTATTAGACTTCTACAGTTTACTATACCACAATTGGGTGTAATAACACAGACACCATTGCTCCCTCTAGGACCAGAGTCGCCAGGATCTCCTCTTTTTCCTTGTAATCCAGATTGAGATCTTAGTTTAGCATAGAAATAGGCGCTTATGTAAATATTAGCACATGATATATATAAAAGTAGTAGCATTAACCAGTATGCAATTTTAAGATTCATATCAGCAATAAATTGAGAAATAATAATTGCGATAAAAAAGAACACAACGGTTGATATTGTGAATAACATTATAATTATAGTATATATTTTTATTGACTAATTTAGATTTTAGAAAGTAAAAAAATCTTTAATAAATTATTTAATAAAGATATAACATGGACCTTCACGTTTCAATGATAATTAATAATAAAAAAAAAAATAAAAAGGGTGGGAAGTTAGTAAAGGAAATTTTAGAATTGATAGATCAGAATAAAGCTAAGGTTGAGGTTGATAATAGTTTTGAAAAGGAACTAGATATTTTTGTATTAAGTTATCTAAAACTTACTAAACTAATCGATGCTAGTCTTGATAATATAGAAAATATTGAGGTGTCTAAAGATATAATAGATGGTATTATAACAAAGGTAGAAGGAAATGATTTTATTATACCAGAATTAAATAAAAAGAAAATTTTTATAAAAGATGAATTTATAAAACATAGTAAACAAACAGATATAAAAATAGAAATGGTATAATATATATGAAAAAACGATTTATTGGTAAACTAAAACCAGCATCTCTTTTAGAAAAAAATGAAGATGGGTTTACTAAGTGTAGGTGGTGTAGTGGTAGTGTTCTACCCCCAAGAAGAACAATGTGTTCACCAGAGTGTGTACATGAATTAAAACTTAGGAGTAGTGGGAAATATCTTAGGAACCAGGTATATAAAAGGGATAAGGGTATTTGTTCTGAGTGTGGTATAGATACAAAGGAAACTTCTAAACAGGCAAAAAATATTATAGATATAGAAGAAAGAAATGAATTTTTAAAGAGTAAAGGTATTTCTCTTAAGAGAAAATTATGGAAAAAAAAGCATGGTGGTGGGTTGTGGGATGCAGACCATATTATATGTGTTAAAGATGGCGGTGGTCAGTGTGGATTAGACAATATAAGAACATTGTGTATAGAGTGTCATAAAAAAAAAACTTATAAAAAATTATAATAATATGTTATAATGATACAAGTAATATTTATTGTAGCTATAATTTTTACAATACTTAGATATATTAATAAAAAGAATGAAGAGTTTACTATAGAAGAAATAATAGATAAGAAATATTTAGATAAGCTAAATTTGAAGGATTTATCTGCCAGAAATTTAGATAAATCTAATATTAATCAACACTATAAAGAACTAATCAGAAAACCTTCAAAGAAAGAAATAGGTCTAATAAATAATATTTTTAGGGTAATATCGGTAGATATAGGCGATAAATATAAATCTATACTAGATATTCCATTTAAGATATACATGTTTAAAAATTTAGAGAATAACTATCCACACACACATCATAATTCTATATTATTGCCTGAAATATTCCCTTTAGATTATTCATATGGTGTAAAAAATACATTGCTACACGAGAAGATTCATATTATCCAGAGATTTAAACGGGATAATTTTTATAATTTGTATGAGAATTATTGGAATTTTAAATATATGAAAATAAAGGATCTTAAAAGGGTAGAACAATATTCAAGAACAAATCCAGATGGATTAGATAATAACTGGGTGTTTTCTAATAAAGGTATTAATATAGTTTTGATGAGTTTGTATAATAAAGACTATAAAACCCTATCAAATGTTACAAATTACGGTATATATCTGGATAGTAATTATAATATAATATTTCCAATAAAGAAAAGGAAATTAGATGATATAAAAGAATTTACGGATTTTTTTGGCAAATTAAATGGAAACAACTATCATCCTAATGAAATATCGGCGGATTTGATTTCTCATATGTTATTAGGAAAAAAAACAGATAGTCTTGCATTTAATAAATTAACCCAGTGGTGGAATAAATTATAATTACATTAAAATTGATTTAATAATAAATACATATTTTTAATAACAGAGATGAAGTGTTTCCATTGTAGAAAAAAAATAAGGGGTATTGAGTTTGACTGTAAATGTGAACAAAAATTTTGTGCTAAATGTAGGCATCCAGAAGGGCATAATTGTACATATGATTTTAGGAAACACCAAAAGAATAAACTAGAAAAGGAACTGATTAAAGTTGTTCCCGAAAAACTTAATAAAATCAGTTAAATATAATCCATTAATTTGCATTTATCGGATTTATAGGCAATAGGCCTGTCTTTACATTTTTTTTCATCTTCATTACAACCTTTACACGAGGTATCATCATCCCAAACGGTATCCCCTGTTTCTTCACAGTATTTAATAGATTCTATATCAACGTTATATCCTTCCATCATAGGATGACAACAATCTGAATAGCATGCTTCGGTATAGTAATCGGGACTCCATACTGAATCACATCTTTGACAGGTCCATATAGTAATAACTGATTCGCAGCAGTTATTACACAAATATTCGTGTTTATCAGGTTCGAATGATTCATCACAATACCTACAGGTATCACCTTGACTTTCTTCTTCCGACATGTTAAGTATTTATTCTTTACAATACAATGATTTTCAATTTCAATTTTAATTATAATAAAATCTATTAGGGGGTGGATCTGGTAGTCTAGAATAGGCTGGTAATCCTTTTTTTTGATGAACAGCAAGTTCTAATGCAGCTTTAGCGTGAGGTCCTTTCATAGATTTTTTAATTCTACGCATTAATCCAAAACTAGGTATATTTCTAGACCTTTTAGATTTATTTCTTCTTTTTCTTTTTAGACTTAATATTTTTTTAGCCTGTCTAACTTTACCTTCAGTAATAGTATTATTTTTCCATTCAGGGTGTTTGGAACGAATTTTTTTAGTTAGATTTTTAATACCATTATTTTTAGAATTATTACTATTTAATAATCTTTTGACTTCTTTAATAAGATTATTAGAAGGTTTAATCGAATTTTTCGTGTTGTTGTTCATTATAATATATTAATATTTTATTAAATTTAATTAATTAATTAAAGGTAAAAATATAGTTATTACAAATGAGTTCCCCGATTGATTCATATTCCCAACAAGTAGCCGAAATGATTGTAGATGCGAATGAAGAAAACGAACTCGCAATTAATAGTTTCGTAAATGAAAGTTTCGTAAATGAAAATTATACATATTATATAAAAAATAATAACGTCACACCATATAATGAAAAAAATAATTCTCATACGAATTGGATATATATAACCCAAAAATCTAAGGAAACTAATATTAATTATGATTTGATTAAATATAAATTATATAGGACAAATGAATCACAACCTAGATTATATGTTTTGAAGGATAATATGCGTATTTATATTTCGACTAATGTTACACCAGATTATGAATCTATTTTAAAAGAAATTAATTTTATGGTAGAAGAAAACTTTAAGGATAAAAAAGGTTCTTATGAAATTAAATATGAACATGAAAAAAAAAAAATAGAAGAAAAACTTAAGAAGATTGAAATTAAATTAAATATAGAAAGAGAAAAAAGAAATTTAGATAAAGAAGACTATGAATTAAAATGTATTGAGGAGTATTCAAATGAAAATTTTAATTTTAAACAAACATTTGAATTTATGACATTTAGGAAAGAGAATAAGAATACAAAGGATAAAGAAGCATCAAAATCTACTAAATCTGATACAACAAATGAAATAATTGATCATAAGGCATTTGAATTTGTTTCTAACGAGACAAACCGTGTTCATTATTATACAAATATTAGAGGGGTAAAAACTATTACTAGTGATATTTATAAGACTAAAATACCATGCCCCTTTAATTGTGTTTCTCATTTGCGTGCAACTGTAGAGGGGTCTAGGCGAGAAATGCTAAAACAGTGTCGAAAGAACCCAAATAGTCAGTGGTGCATAAAGACGTGTAAAAATAATTATAAACCTACCGAAGAGGAATTAGATGCCTATTATGAGAAATTTAAGAAATAATTATAATTATTCTGAATTAGTCTGTTTAAATTTGTTAGTAGGTACACACAAATAGCTACAGAATTCATTATAATTTATTCCGTTGTTGTTATGTTTATTATAATTTCTGTCGCATTCATGTGGTGCATATATAATATTATTACTAGCATCGAGATTTGTAACAGGTAGAATTCCTGGTTTGTGGCTCCATGTTACACTTTTATCTTGTCTATAGAAATGATAAGTTCTATCGGTTTCTACTACGATAGCACCTTTATAGTATCCTCTAGGACATTTGTCATAAAAAGTAGATTTTTTAATTTCAGGGTTATCCTGGATAATATTATAAATCATATCTTTACATTTAAATTTGTTGATACTTTGGTTAGAGATTTTACCGGGTTGTGGTTTAAACTTAGAACATTTTCTAGGTTTTCCATTACAAGTTTTATTTTTTTTACATAATTCTTTACAATTTTTAATAGTATGTTCATTCTGATCATTCAAAAAATAGGTATAACAATTATGTGAATTCAAAACAACTGGATTATCCCATCTTGTAGGGTTATATTCAGGTTCATAACCATTTAATTTTGTTTTAAAATATTTTTTACATAGGTGGTATTCGCTACATAAAGTTTTATTTTTTCTTGAACATTTAACAATATCATTACTAGGGTAGTTATTTTTATCATAACACTGGCAGTGTTTTTCCTGAGATACAAGAATCCTATTACATTTTTTTACAATTTTTTGTTCATCACTTATTGTTAATTGATTCATATATTACTTCTAGAAATTTTATCTAATATATGGTTAAAATATAATCCTTCAATAAGAATATTTTCCTTTTTGGTTTTAAATAATTCAATTGCAGTTACTTTGTTAAGTTTGCTGTATTTAATAATGTATGCGATAGCTATTAGTGGAGATAATTGGTGACATGATGCACATGAAATAACTACTGTTTTATTATTTAACAGATATCGATGTATATTTTCAATTGAATTAATAGTGTATTTATATAGTTCCAGTAATTCATATTTTACTATATTTTTTTTTATTTCATCATTATAGCCTTTATGCTTACCTAAAAACTTTAAATCATTAGAACAATTAATATGAATAATATTATCACCTTTAACAGTATTAGTCTTTGAAACCCACAGGTCTGGTATTATTTCATACATAAAAAATAAAAATATTTTTATTTATAGAAAAAATTGATATTATAATTAATTTATCCCTTGTGTAATCATGTCTTTAAATGACCAACACAATCTATGGGATGTTTTTAAAAAGGAGTCAAAAAAGGAAGAGGTGAATAATGATGTTTGTTTTAGTTGTAAATCTACTAATATAGAAAGAACGGATAAAGAAGTTATCTGTAAAGATTGTGGTGTTATAAATAATAATATTATAGACCATAATGCCGAATGGCGTTGGTATAGCCATGATGACTCTAAATCAGTTGACCCAACACGTTGTGGTATGCCTACAAATGAACTTCTCCCTCAATCATCCTGGGGTTCTACAATTTCATTTAGTTATGGGGAGAGTTTTGATATGAAAAAGGTTAGGACCAAACATAGTTGGCAGGCCATGCCCTATAAGGAAAGAAGTTTATATAATGTGTTTATGGAAATTCAACATACGGCTATAGATAATGGTATTACCCAAGTAATTATAGAAGAAGCTAAGGTATTGTATAAACATATTTCAGAAACCAAAATTTCGAGAGGAGCAAATAGGAAAGGTATCATTGCTGCTTGTATTTATAAGGCATGTAAATTAAAGGGAGTTCCTCGTAGTCATAAAGAAATCGCCACTATTTTTGGAATAAATATTAAACATATGACACGTGGGTGTAAAAAATTCGATGAAATTATGAATACTGTAAAAAACAAAGATTCTGTGAATATGGTTGGTTCTAATTCTTTAGATTATATTAATCGGTTTTGTTCTAAACTAAAACTTACACCAGAACTTAGCGATATTTGTAAACATGTATGTAAAAAGGCGGAAGAATCTTGTCTTGTTTCAGAAAATACACCACCCTCTATAGCTGCTGGTAGCATATATCTTATTTGTAATCTTTTAAATATTAACATTTCTAAATACGATATTTCTGAGATTTGCAAAATTTCTGAAGTAACTATAAGTAAATGTTATAAAACATTGCTTACAAAACACGCACAGTTACTTCCGGATAATATTATTAATCGTAAATAAAGTCTAAATATAAATTGTTATATTTAATCGTTTATATCTTTATTTTTTTTTTATGTAAATTAGTATCATGCTTTATATTTATTTAAGTTGTGCCGTGCTACTAATATTGATTCTAATTTTCTACTACAAATTTACCCAAAATAAAAAGGAACAAGAGAAACTTTTAAAAATGATGGCTGAAAAAAGTACAGAACAGACAAAAGAATTGAAAGACTTCCAAGATTTTGTCCTTAATGGATTCCAGCATCTTTCCAAGGATATCGAAAAAAAATCACAGTCTACAGATGATGTTCCATTACCAGAACAAGATATAGAAATGGATAACTTTGAAATTAATGATGAACTACCTACAGACCTAAAGGAAAAAATTAATAGTTTGAATTCTGATAAAGATAATGAGTTTGATTCAGAAGTTAATGTATCTGAACCTTTAGAAGTTCCCGATCAAGTTTTAGAAGAAGGTAGTGAATCACAAGCTAGTTCTGTAGAAGAGGATGCAGATGGTTCGGTAGAAGAGGATGCAGATGGTTCGGTAGAGGAGGATGCTGATGGTTCGGTAGAGGAGGATGCTGATGGTTCTGTAGAGGAGGATGCTGATGGTTCTGTAGAGGAGGATGCTGATGGTTCTGTAGAGGAGGATGCTGATGGTTCTTCTGATGAAGAAGATGCAATTCAAATTAATAATCCATCTTTAGAATTATTAACATTAAAGGAACTTCAGGAAATTGCTAGAAATAATAACCTAGCGATTAGAGGTCCTAAAAAGGATTTAATTCTTAGAATTAAAAATAATAATAACTAACTAAAAAAATT